AAAAGTACAAAAAACAAAGGAAAAGTTTATGAAATTGATAAGTGGAGCGGAATGCGTTAGAAGATTAAGACAAGCAGGAGTTTTTAAAGGAAAGGAGAGCTATTTCTCACAACTGGTACAAAAAGGAGTTATTCCATATCACAACAAGGAAGCTTCTCCAAAGAAGTGGTATGTGCTCGATGAGGTAAAAAAAGCTCTTAAAGAGTGGGAAGATCCAAGAAGAGACGCTCAAAGAGAGGCAAATGAGAAAAGACGCAGCGATGCAAAAGTTATAAGAGATATGAGTGAAAAAGAAAAACAGCTAATGCTGCAAAAGCAGCGAGAGAAGCTTGACGAGTTGCAAGCTGAGGCTGAAAAACTTGGTGTTGATAAAGAGCAACTTGATGATCTTGAAAAAATGGATATGAAAGCTTTAAACAAGGCTATTTTACAGCAGGAGCTTAGAATTAAGCGCGCAAAGGCAGATGAGAGTGAAAAGAAGTCTGTGCCTGTTGAGTATATTCAAGAAACAGCATTTGAAGCTGCACGTATTACGCGAGATGGACTTCTTGGAATACCTACAAGACTTTCTGCTCGTATGGCAGCTGAGAGTGACCCTCACGCATGTAGAGTGATGATGGAGTCTGAAATAATAAAGCAGCTAGAAAATTTAAGTGAGATGTTTCGTGAGCTGTAATCCTGTATATTCTGCGTTTGCTTTAGGATTTGAGCCTGATCCGTATCTTACTATTGATGAATGGGCTGATGAATATAGAAAGCTCCCACAGGGTGCAAGCGCAGAGCCTGGGCAATACAGCTGTGAAAGAATGCCGTATGTTCGTGAGATTATGCAAGAACTTAGCCCACAGAGTCCTACACAGCAGGTAAAAGTCATAAAAGCTACACAGGTTGGATGTACTGAGATAGCAAATAATGTCGTTCTTTACTACATGGATGTTGTTCCGACATCACAGCTGATGATTATGCCTACAGAGAGTCTTGCTAAAGACCATAGCAATAGAAAGCTCACACCATCGCTTAGAGCTATGCCTGACGTTGCAAAGAAGATAAGTGGTGGTAAGTCGAAAGATGACATTGGTGGTATGTTTGAAAAGGTTTATCCAGGAGGAATGCTAAAGATAGCATGGGCTGGTTCACCTGCAAACTTTAGATCGCTCTCTTGTCGTGTTGTTGTCCTTGATGATGTTGACGGATTTGAAAGCGACATAAGAGGCGAGGGTGACCCTATTGATTTGGGTAAAAAAAGAACAGACTCTTTTGGAATCCTCAGAAAAATATACATAAATTCAACGCCAACAGAAGAGGGCAGCTCGAACATTGAATCAGAGTTTGAAGCTAGCGATCAGAGACACTATTATATGCCTTGCCCTCATTGTAATGAGATGATTACATTTGAAAAAGATGGATTTGTGTTTGACTATGACAAAAACAGCTATGAGCTTATTGGCGATGTGCAGTATAGCTGTACGGAGTGCGGTAGTCTGATAGATGAGTTTCATAAGAGCAAGATGATGGCGCAAGGTAAATGGGTGCCTCATAATCCAGGACATATCCACAGAGGCTACAGAATACCATCCTACTACTCTCCACTTGGATTTTTGACGTGGAATGAAATCTTTAGAGAATTTTTAGAGGCAAAGGCCCTGATGAATAAAGGTGATGTCCGTAAGATGAAAACATGGGTAAATACTCGTGATGCAAAAGTGTGGGCAGATGAGGTAACAACAGTAAATGTAGATGATCTTCCAGGAAGAAAAGAGGACTATAGATGTGAAGTGCCAAATGAAGTTCTTGTACTTTCGGCAGGCGTAGATACTCAAGATGACAGATTTGAAGTTGAAGTCGTTGGATATGGGAAGTATATGGAGACCTGGAGCATTGACTATCACATAATCCAAGGTGATCCAAACAACCCAGAGACTAGAGATGCACTTGCTGCATATCTAAACAAGACTTTTAAGTGCTGTAGTGGTTCAAAGATGAAGATATATGCAAAAGGTGTAGATACCGGTGGACATAGAACAAAAGCAGCGTATGCATTCTGTAAGCCACGCTTTGCACAGAGAGTTTTTGCACTCAAAGGCTCAAATGTCGTCTCTGCTCCGTTTGTAAACAAGAGGGCGAGCAAACAAAACTCTGGAAAAGTCAATCTTTTTATGATTGGAGTCAATACTGGAAAAGATGAGATCTATGCAAATCTTGAGATAACAGAGCCTGGACCAAACTATATGCACTTTCCAAACAAAGAAGTTTACTCAGACGAGTACTTCAAGCAGCTCACATCTGAGACAAGGGACAAAAAAACAGGTAAATGGTCTAAAAAACGCCATAGAAATGAGGCTATAGACTGTAGAAACTATGCAAATGCAGCGCTTGCATTGGCTGGAATTGATGAAGAGATACTAAACAGAGGAAAAAGGTTCGGGGTTGTTTCATCTTATGGATCAGACGGAAAAACAAAAATGGCAAGAAGAAGAATCATATCAAGAGGGAGAAGATAATGGGTAATTTAATGACAAAGAGTGAATTTAGCAAGCAAATAGGTGTTTCTCCATCATTTGTAACGAGACACATAAAACTTGGAACTATCAAAGAGTATGATGGGAAGATAGACTTTGAAGAGGCTGTTAAATCTTTGTTGCGTGAGTCAATTCATGGCAAAAAGAATGGTGTAACACGCATAAAACTTCCGGACTCCACGGTTTCAATAGACACTATTGTTGCCGTTGAGACATTTTCTGAAGAGAAAAACATATCTTTTGGCAAAGCCTTAGAGCTTCTTCTTTTTGAGAGCAATACTTTTAATGCGAAGTTGGATGTAATTGCATCTTAGTTGAAATTTTTGCAGCACTCAGTCTGTTTGCAAAAATGATTTTTTGAAATAATTAGGCCATATATAAAAATATAAGGCACTTATTTTGGCAAAAACTCTTCTCGAACAGCTTGAATCTGTACAAAATGCAATCGAAGCCGTATTGTCATCTCAAAGTTACAAGATGAACGGTCGAGAGATGACGCGTGCTGATCTTGATATGCTTCAGGCAAGAGAAGACAGACTCGAAGAGAAGATTAGACGCTATGGGCCAAACTATAAAATAGATAAAAACACGCAGTCTCGTAGAGGACCTGTGTTTAAAAAGGCAGTTTGGTAATGAAAAAACTGCAAGTATCTGCAAATATCATTGACAAAGCCATAATGGCATTTAACCCTGAGCGCGGGTTGAAGCGTATGCGGGCAAAAATGCAGTATAAGGCTTTGGCAGATGGTGGCTATATCGGTGCAGATACAAACCGCCGTTCTATGCGTTCTGCAAATGCTGTTGCAGGATCACCTGACAAAGATGATCTCTCATCTTTAGAAAAACTCCGCGCAATTTCAAGAGATATGTACAGAAACGCACCTTTGGTTCGTGGTGCAGTCGATACTATGCGATTTAACATCATCGGAGCAGGGCTTACACTACAGGCACAAGTAGATTATGAGTTTCTTGGACTATCTGAAGAGGAAGCGCAAAAATTTGAAAGAGATGCAGAGCATATCTTTCGTTTTTGGGCTGAGAGTGAAAATGCAGATGTAGAACTTAGCTCAAACTTCTACGAACTTCAAGCAATAGCACTCATAGGAACACTTATTAGTGGTGATGTATTCGCGGGACTTCCCTACATAAAAAGAGAAAACTCACCATACTCTTTAAGCGTGCAACTTCTTGAAGCCGACAGATGCTGTAACCCTGATAACAAAATGGATGATGAGACTTTAGCAGGCGGTGTTGAAGTTGATGCTTTTGGTGCTCCTAAATTTTACTATTTCACAAAGTTTCATCCAGGTGGAAATCAGTTTACAAACGAGTGGAAAAAAGTACCTGTATTTGGAGAAAGCGGAAGAAGAAACATCTTGCATGTATTTGAAAAAGTAAGACCAAACCAAAAGCGTGGTGTTCCTGTACTTGCTCCTATCATAGAACCATTAAAACAATTTACAGACTACACGCATGCAGAGCTTACAGCAGCCGTAGTGAGTGGGCTTTTTACTGTTTTTATCGAGACAGAGAGTGGTGATCTCCCTGATGGAATGGAAGATGATGCCAATGCAAGCGAAATCAACGAAGAGATGCAACTTGAAGCAGGTGCCATCATAGGACTTGCAGAGGGTGAAAAGGTAACTACTGCAAATCCAAACAGACCAAACACTGCTTTTGACGGCTTTACATCATCTGTGCTCAAACAGATAGGTGCAGCACTCAACATTCCGTATGAAGTACTTATGAAACACTTTAGCTCTTCATACTCTGCATCTCGTGCTGCACTTCTTGAAGCGTGGAAGATGTTTAGAACACGCAGAGTATGGTTCGCTCAAAAATTCACACAGCCTATCTATGAAGCTGTGCTTACCGAGGCAGTCTTACTTGGCCACTTGAGTGCTCCTGGATTTTTAGAAGACCCAATGATAAGAAAAGCATACTGCCGCGCTTCGTGGAATGGTCCGTCACAAGGACAACTCAACCCAGTTCAAGAGACAAAAGCTGCACTTATGCGTGTAGAAGAGGGCTTTAGTACAAGAATGAAAGAAGCATCTGAGATGAACGGCACAGACTTTGACCAAAACATCAAACGAGCAAAAAGTGAGACGCTAAAAATGCGTGAGTCAGGACTTTTAGACTTGAAAATAAGTGTGAGTGAAAAAATACTACCAAAGGAAGATGATGAGTAGAATCATGAAAGCACTCTCAAATCAGCCGTGGATGATGATGCCAGACAGACTTGAAACAATGGCTCAGATTGCAAAACGCGAACACGATGTGGAAGCTTTGGCAGCACGACTTGGAACGCCACTTGACAATACTCGCAGTGTTGAG